TGCAACACCAGCAGGGAACTTACTTATTATATCAAAATGTTTAGAATTTGTGTGAGAGAACAGTCTTTTGCCATCTTTGTCTAATGCCTTTTCTAGTATTAAATAAATAGGATATAAGTGGTCTTGCTTCTCATATTTAGTAGTCTTTGACCCATCATCATTAATAGTAATATTAGATTTAACGCACATTTGTTCAATTCTTGCTTTCTCTAGTAATGTTAAATATCTAAAGTAAAATTCAAATTTTTGGTTGTTTATTTCAAAATCAATAGTTTGTAGTGAGTCCTGAGATTTAAGTATCTCTTGTAGTAGTGTATCAGTCATATTATCCCCTTAACTTAATAAAGCCCTCCTAAGAGGACTCTATAAATTAAGCTAAAGCCGATTGAGTTAAAGCACCTGTACCCTCGAATGAAAATGAAACTTCAATAATTCCATTTACATCATTAGTAATAGGCATACTTGTAACTAAAACACTTCCACTAAACTTCTCAGAAGTACCAGCACCACTTGCTGATGTTAATAATTCAACTGCAACAGATGAACCACTTGTAACTCCTGCGATTAAGTTAGCTTGACCTGAATCAGCTCCACCATCAAACAGAACTGTAATTGAACCAGACCAGCTTTTTAAAGTTGCTTCTGACTCTTTCCAACCAGCTGAACCAAAGTTAGTAGTATCTACTGTTTCTTGTGATACGTCTAAAGACCAAGCTTTAGCTTCACCAACAGCAGTACCACCAACAGTACAACTTCCTGAATAACCTTTAATTGCCATATTAATCTCCTATGATAAATATTAGTGTAATTAAATAACCTCGTTCTTGCTTTTCAACATCAGCTGTAGCAGAAACGATTATATCACCATTGTCATTTGAACCACTTATAATTCCCTCTATTTTAGCTACAGAATAGCCTCTAGTGGGTAAAAATAATTCATAAACTTTTGTAGACTCAGTTACTGTATTCCCAAGTGTAGTTAATTCTTCACTTATCGCTACAGACTCTTCTACTAATCTAAACTCATTGCCATTAAGAGTGTCTTTCTCAGTATATCTGAACCCCAGACCCTTTAAGTATGGTATCATTTGTTAAGTACCACTTGCCCTAATGATTGAGAATCCTCATCATCTTCTATTACCCCATCACCATCAGTATCATAATCAGCTACTAGAGTATTAAACTCTTCCTCGTATCTTTTCATAAACTCTAGGTAATTAATGTAGTAAGTGTCTTCATTATCTGCATCTTGCATTTTAGCTTGACAAATATGTGCAATAGTTCTATTTAAATGTAACTCTCTTAAATGTGCAGGAGTTAAGAAATTCTCTATGTCATAACCTTTTTTTCTAAGGTCATTCTCGATTATTTCACTTGCTCTATCAGAAGCAGGAATATAAGATAAGAATAATATTGCAAATACAGATGTATTGTCAACCGTACTATCTAAAGTATCGAATGTAAATGTTCCTACATTAGCTGAAGCATAGCCTGTAATAATTCTATCTATTCCTGCATTGTCACCACTTAGAAAACAAATATAAGCACCCTCAGTAGACTCTTCGTCCAAGGCTTTAAATTGTTTATTCTCTAATGTAGTAGTAGACCCACCATCAGCCTTACCGATTAGGTCAGCTGTTAAAGGTGGCAAAACTGAAATTATTTCAGCATTAGTTAGTGTTAGATGTGCCATTACTTAACCTCTAAAGAATTAAGTAACTTCATAACATCAAATACTTTTTTAGGTAGCTTAAGGTCTTCGCCAGCTTCCCATTTGTATTCAACGCCATTAAGTAAGTGTGAGCCTTTTGAAAGACCCACTAGCTTATATGATTTAGCAGTAGTTTTCTTAGCTACTGCCTTTGGTTCTACTGCCTTACTCATACTATGCTCCTGTAATTACTCTTACAGCATTCTCATCAATAATACCATATTTAATGATACCATACCAACCAATATTAACAGTTCTTCCTAAGTTGTCAGTACCATCAGTAATTCTTAACTCTGGGTTCATGCCAACAGCTTTACCAAGTGCATTCTTACCGAAACAAGCAACAGTACCAGCAGTAACATTTGCATCTTCAACGATAGTGAATCCCTCTAAAGCTCCAACGATACCATTTAAAGCATCACCAGCGTTAGTGTTTTGAACGATTGTTTGGTAAGCATCTTTGATGTCAGAAACTTGTGCAGGGTTAACAAACGCTACAAATCTTCCATCTTCAAATTTAGAGATACCAGCTGTAGATAATGCTTGATAAGCACTTCTAAGGTCACCTTTAGCTAAAGTACCAGTAGTACCAGCAGAAATAGTGTTAGTTCCAGCTTCAACAGCATTAAGACCTAATTTATCAGTAGTTTCACCTAAGTTCATACCAACTAATTCAGCTGATGCTAAATCTGCTTTACCAGCTGTAGCAACATTTGCTAAAGAAGTAGAAGTAATAACTGAACCGTACTCACCTAAAGTAAGAGTCTTTTTAGTATCTGTCATTGTTGATGAAGTTGCTTCAGTACCATCTGTTAATTCAGTTGTTGCTGGAGAAAGTCTTGAGAATACTGTGAACGCGATTGAGTTCGCCATATTGTCTTCTCTGATTGTTGTGAACGCATCGATTTTGTTGTAAGCTGAACCTGAAACGATTACCGCTTGACTCATTAAATCAACTACTGAGTCCGATAAAATTGCTTTTGTATTTACTGCCATTGTAAATTCCTTATATTATATTTATATTTCTTTTTGTAGGGCATAGATTTCAGCCATTGTCTTAGCACCTTTAACTTTAGAATTAAAGTCAGGAGCTTGTGGATTGTTGTTAGCACTATCCACTCTTAATGGTTGAGGTTTATTACCACCTTTGAATAAATGTGCTTCTTTTTGTTTAAGTCCATCTATCCATTCGTTCATATTAAAATCTTCTTGCTGTTGTGCTTCTTGAAGCTCTAGCTTAAAGTATTTTGGTTTATCAACATCATATTCATTGACAATCTTTTCAAATTGTAAATCATCTTGTTGTTGTTTCATTTGAGATTGTAGTTGCTCGTTCGACTGTCTTAACTCACCTAATGCTTCGTTTAATTCTTTGTTGCCATTCTTAGCACCTCGTTTATACGCATCATTGATTAGTGTATCAATCTTAGACTGTTCTATCTCTACCACCTTTGTTTCTACTGCTGGTGTTGCAGGTTGTGTTATTTCAGTTTTAATCTCTTCAGACATTTGAGTATACTCCTTTTTTGTAAAAGTATTAAATTGTAGCAAGTTATTCACATAAAAGTCAATACAAGTGAATAAGTAAGTGAATAAGTCTTACTTTGTTTGCTTCTTGTAGTAGTTTTTCACTATCTCTAATAGTCTATCTTTTTGCTTTGTAGATAATCCAAAGAACTTTCTCTTATTAGTTACTTGATTATGGTAAGCTTTTTTATTCTCACTAGATGAACCAAAATATAATCTAATCCCATTCTTTATCTTCTTAGATGTGATACTGTGAAGCATATTGCCTGTTTGAGTTAAATTTACTCTACTAGACCCATAATGTTTTGATTTATACTCTTTATAGTCATCGCTATACTTAGTAAAAGAAGACCCTTTATAGTCTTTACCTGACTGAGTTCTTTTCTGTATCTCAGTAATAGTTTCATTTGTAGCCGTCCCTAATCCTTGCTTTAGATTATCAACAGCCTTTTTGTATTTGCCAAAGTTAGGCTTTTTCGTAATTTTCATCTTCAGCCCAATCTTTACTAACTAGATAAAATCTATGTCTACAGTTAAATTCTCTGTCTTCATCTCTTTCATACTTGTTCTTTTCAGCTGTTGTGTAGTATTTGTTAGCTCTTAATAGTTTTGAACAGAATGGTCTTGTTTTGCCATCTGATACACCTACATATACCCAAACACCATCTTCATCAGCACTTCTTACATTAATCACTTCTTGTTGATAATTAGTAATAGCAGTTCTAGCATAAGTCTTAGAGTATTTAGCCAATCCTGTATCTTTTATATCCTTAGAGATATTAAGTGCCATCTGACTAACACTAGCATCACTAATAGCATAGTTGTATAATTGCTTCTTAACTGTCAAACCTATGTCATCACCTATCTTTAAAAAGAACTCTTTGTGCATAGATTTAAGTATGTTTATCTTAGTTAAATCAGACTCAGTAAATGCAGTAGCTAATCCTACTGTACTAAAAGCCTTTAATGTATTATCATATACATCATCAAAGGATATATCTACATATTCAGACACTAATTCATAGTAGCCTGCTTCAGATAATATCTCCTGCCATACTAATTCATATTCAAGTACATCATTAGCATTAAGCCCACTTAGTCTTGCAGTAGCTAAACTAATTATATTGGCAAATACAGCATCAAAGCGACTATCAAAGCTAGTATACAGCTGTTGAGCCGTATCCTGCTGTTTATTATAGACTTCGTTTAGAGTCATCTTATAGACCTAATTTAGCTCTCGTGTCTTCAGAACTAATAGCTCCTGCAGTATTAACCTTATTGTATAAA